CTTCAAAGAGATATCGGGCGGGCCGGTCAAAAAGCGGCTTTGGATTCTTGAAGGTGGATTCACCACGCAAGCCATCGGCGTCAGTCCGCAAGATGCGGAGACTATGGCCGCGCGGAAGTTCCAGGTCAGTGAGCTGGCTCGTTTCTTCGGTGTGCCGCCCCACCTCGTTGGTGACGTCGAGAAATCCACCAGTTGGGGATCAGGCATTGAGCAGCAAAACCTTGGATTCCTTCAGTACAGCCTGGATGCGTATCTGGAGATCTGGGAAGGCTGCATCCTACGCTGGCTGGTAAAGCCTGCAGATTTGGGGCGTATCCACGCCGAGCATAATCGCGACGGGCTCCTAAGCGGCGACTCTACGGCCCGAGCAAACTACATGAAAACTTTAGTCGACACGGGCCTGCTCACAATCAATGAAGGGCGCCGCGTGAACAACAGGCCACCGGTAGATGGTGGCGACGTCGCCACTCGGCAATCACAGAACGTCCCGCTTACCCAACTCGGCCAAACGAACCCCGCACCCAGCGGGGTTTAGTTTTTTTGGAGGCTGCAATGCCAAGTATCTGCAAGACCCTGGCCTTCGATCAGGCCGCAATCAAATTCGCCAATGGCGGTGCCCAAGGGATTTTTGAAGGGTATGCCAGTGTATTCAACGTGGTGGACGGTGACGGCGACATCATCGAGCCCGGGGCATTTGCTCAGGCGCTGAAGACGCAGTCTCGCGCCGTGGCAATGTTCTTCAACCACCGCCGCAATGAAATCCCTGTAGGCAAGTGGCTGGATCTGGCCGAGGACAGCACCGGACTCCACGTGCGTGGTGAATTGACGCCCGGTAACCCACAGTCCGATGCGCTCAAGGCGGCGATGATCCACGGCACTGTAGGTGGCATGTCGGTGGGTTTCTCCGCTGCCAAGGCAGACGTGACCTCGATTGCTACGGGCTACTCGTTCAAGAACGCCTCGCGACTGAACGAAATCAGCATCTGCACCTTCCCTGCCAACGAGCAGGCCACGGTGTCCGCGCTAAAAAGCATGGACACCATCGAAAGTATCCGCGATGCGGAGAACTGGCTGAGAGATTCAGCCGGGCTCTCCAAGTCCGAAGCGCAGGCGTTCATCGCCCGCATCAAGTCCGCGGTTCGGAGCGATTCCGAAGGCGGCGACCAATCAGAAATCGCCGCGCTCCTGGAGCGCTTGAAAACATTCCCATCGCTGGAGAAGCAATAATGGACTTGGCACAAATTCAGAAAGCCATCGAGACTGCGCAGACTCGCATGACTGAGCTGTTCGATGCGCAGAAAAAAGAAATCTCGGATACTGGTGAGGTCAGCAAAAAGCTTCAGGGCGAGCTCACCACCGTTCAGGAAGAGCTGAAGACCGCGGGTACCCGCCTGTTCGATTTGGAACAGAAAATGTCCGGCGGTGGTCTCGACAATCCCGGCGCCAAGAAAAGCTTTGCCGAACAGACCGCGATCGACCTCCAGAAGTCCTGGGACGGCAAGTCCTCTGGCAAAGTCGACGTCAAGAGCTTCGACAAGGTGCTGGGAAGCACTGCAGGCTCGGCCGGCGCTTTGATCCAACCGCAGGTCAACCCGGGCATCCTTATGCCAGGCCTGCGCCGCCTGACCATCCGAGACCTGCTGGCCCAGGGCCGAATCAGCTCCAACTCGCTGGAATACGTGCGCGAGAACGTCTTCACCAACAGCGCCGCACCGGTGGCTGAAGGCACGCTGAAACCGGAATCCAACTTGACCTTCACCAAGCAGACCGCGAACGTGAAGACCATTGCTCACTGGATCCAGGCTTCGCGTCAGGTGATGGATGACGCGCCGATGCTGGAATCCTACGTGAACAACCGCCTGCTGTTTGGCCTGGCGTTGGTTGAAGAAACCCAGCTGCTGAACGGCGACGGCACCGGTGACAACCTCACCGGTTTGAACCAGGTGGCCACTGCGTACGATGCAGCGTTGAACGCGACCGGCGACACCCGCGCGGACCAGATTGCCCACGCAATCTTCCAGACCAGCGAGTCCGAGTTTGAAGCCTCTGGCATCATCCTCAATCCGCGCGACTGGCACGCGATCGCCCTGCTGAAAGATGCCGAAGGCCGCTACATCTTCGGCGGTCCTGCTGCGTTCGCTGCCAAAGTCATGTGGGGCCTCCCTGTGGTAGCCACCAAGGCGCAGGCGCTGGGCACCTTCACCGTCGGTGGTTTCGACCTGGCGTCCCAGGTATGGGATCGCATGGATGCCACCGTGGAAGTCAGCCGCGAAGACCGCGACAACTTCGTGAAGAACATGCTGACCATCCTGTGCGAAGAGCGCCTGGCGCTGGCTCACTATCGTCCAACCGCGATCATCAAGGGTGCATTTGCACCGGCAGCCTGATCGCCAGCGAGGTAGGGGCGGGCAACCGTCCCTGATTGACCGATGAAAAAAATTCGCGCGCTACAACAATTCTCGCATTTCAACGGCGGTACCTTCGATCAGCATGAGGTTCGACCCGTTGCGGACGATATCGCCGAGGCGCTGGTAGGTATGAAACTGGCCGAATACGTCGACGACATCGCAGAAGCCGAGACGAAAGCCGAAGTTGACGACAAGCCGAAGGAAAAGGGCCCGAAAAAATGACCATTACTGCTGCTGATCTGCTCCCCATCGAGCTGATTCGCAAGCACTTGCGTCTGGACTATGAGGATGAAGATGACCTCATAACCCTGTACGCCGAGTCAGCACTGGCGTGGGCTCTCTGGTTTTGTGACAACCCAAAGCTCGTTGAAGTGGACGACTTCCCGGCAAGTTTCAAAGCAGCGCTTTTGCTGCTGATTGGGCATTCCTACGCCAATCGGGAGGCGGTCGTGATCGGTACGATAACTGCGGAAGTGCCGATGGCCGTTGAATCATTGTTGTGGTCCTCCCGCAATTGGTCAGGTCCACCTGATCCAGTGGTGGCACCGTGAGAGCCGGATCACTGCGGCATCGCATCACGTTTCAAACACCTGGGTTGATCCAGGATCCCGACTCCGGCGAGATGCTGCCCGGCTGGCAGACCGTGTGGGATAAAGTGCCGGCCTCGGTTGAGCCGCTAAGCGCTCGCGATTTGATCGCAGCGCAGGCGGGCCAGTCTGAAGCCTCCGGCCGCATGGTGATCCGCTACCGCGCCGGCGTACTGCCCACGATGCGCATTCTTCACCGTGGCGACATCTACAGCATTCAGGGTCAACCGATGCCGGATCCGGTATCGGGCCTTGAGTACCTCACCATTTTGGTGGCGAAGGGGGTGAATGATGGCTGAGACAGTGGAGTTCAGTATCCTTGGCCTTGACTCGCTGATGGCAAAGCTTGAGTCGGTCACCTATGACATGAAGCGAAAAGGTGGTCGATCGGCGCTGCGCCGTGCTGCTGCCGTAATTGCAGAGAATGCAAAGGCCGGAGCCATGCGTCTGGACGATACTGAGACGGGGCGCTCGATCGCGGACAACATTGTGTTGCGATGGAATGGTCGGCTTTTCAAGCGAACCGGTGACCTCGGGTTTCGCATTGGTGTTAAACACGGCGCGGTCCTCAAGGATGGCGGTGAGTTATCGGCCAACTCCCCAACTCCTCACTGGCGTCTCCTGGAATTCGGCACCCAATACATGGCCGCTGATCCATTCATGCGTCCAGCGCTGGAGGAAAGCATCAGCGACGCGACCAACGTTTTCGTGAGTGAGTATGAAAAAACTATCGATCGTGCGATCAAGCGTGCGGCCCGTGCCTCCGGAGGTGGTTGATGTTTGCACCCATTTTCGCTGTATGTGCCGCTGACGCGGGAGTCGTCGCGCTGCTTGGCTCGAACCCGACCAGGCTTTATCCATTTGGCGAAGCCCCGCAGGACACGGTCAAGCCATACGCGGTTTGGCAGATGATCACCGGCAGCCCTGAGAACTACCTGGCAGGGCGGCCTGATGTGGATGGATTCACGCTGCAGGTCGATGTTTACGCGCCAACGGGTACGGCCGTTCGGGATATCGCCAAGGCTCTGCGCAATGCGATAGAGCTCAAGGCCAACATTGTGCGGTGGGGCGGTGAATCGAAAGACCCAGCCACCAAAATCTATCGCTACAGCTTCGACGTTGACTGGATCGTCCAGCGCTGATTCAAACCTCACCCTGCCCGCCAAGTGCGGGTTTTTTATGCCCGACATTTGGAGAGAGCCATGTCGATTCTTACTCAAGGCACCCAGGTATACGCACTGGTTCCTTCCGTTGCTAACCCAGCAATTCTTGAGATCGTCGAGATCGAGTGTGCAACTGCATTCAGTCCTGGCGGAAACCCGGCAGACCAGATCGAAACCACCTGTCTCAGTCAAACCGTGCGCAGCTACATGCGTGGCTTGCGTACGCCCGGTCAAGCGTCCTTAACGCTCAATGCCGATCCCCGCAACGCGTCCCATGTTCGCCTTCACCAACTTTCAGAAGATGACAGCATCGAGAACGTTTCTTGGGCAGTCGGCTGGTCTGACGGCAAAGGCATTGCTCCGACCCTCAACACCGAGGGCGATGATTTCGAGCTGCCGACCACTCGCACCTGGTTCATCTTCGATGGCTATGTCTCGGACTTCCCGTTCGACTTTGCAGCCAATACCGTGGTGACCACCGCGGCCACCATCCAGCGCTCGGGCGGCTCCGCCTGGATTCGCAAAACCACCACTCCGTAAGGATCGACCATGCAACTGAGTATTCAATCTCTGATGGAGCGTGGATCGTTCACGGGCCGCCCAGTTAAGAAAGAGATCACCTGGAAGCAGGGTGACACCGAGCATACGGCCACGGTGTTCGTGCGGCCGCTGGGCTATCAATCTGCGGTGAGCGACCTGATGTCCGGCGTCGGAAAGCAGGACGGCGTAGCAGGTCGAATCGCTGTAAGCATTTGCGATGAGGCCGGGAACCCGGTCTTCACCGTGGGTGACATCACCGGCGCCGCCGACCCCGAGCGCGGCGCGCTCGATGGCAACCTGTCCATGGCTCTGCTCACCGTGATTGGTGAGGTGAACCAGTTGGGAAAGATGACGAGCTCTCCGACGCCGACGAGCTCTGGCACGAAATTGCAATCTCGATCGGCGCCACGATCGCGGAAGCCAAAGAGCGCCTGAGTCTTGCCGAGTTCCGAAGCTGGGTGAGGTATCGCGAAAAGCGAGGCTCACTTAACTGGGGCATGCGCATAGAGCGAGGAACAGCGATGTTGGCGGCGCTCTATGCCAACTCCAAGAGCGCGAAGGGCGGTTACAAAATCTACGACTTCATGCCGCACGATTCGGAACAGCCACTGACGCTGGAACAGGCCATGGAGACATGGGCATAAAAACAGGCCATTTCTCGAAATGGCCGGTGTCGCTTGGAGCTACAGATGGCTAATTCACTGGGCACGCTAACGCTCGATCTTATCGCGCGTATCGGTGGTTTTACTGGTCCGTTGGACAAGGCCGAAGTTGCGGCTCGGAAGTCAGGCAAAGGGATTGCCGACGCTGCGAATATGGCCTCGCTGGCCTGGAGTGCGCTTGGCGAAGTCGTTGCGGGTGCTGTTGCGGGTTTCTCGGTAGGTGCGGTGCTTACCAGTTTCATCACCGAAACTCGGGATGCTGAGAAGGAACAAGCCCAGCTGGCGGCAGTACTTAAATCGACGGGCGAGTCAGCCGGCTTCAGTCGAGACCAGCTGAACGAAATGGCCGACGCCATGGAGAAGGCGAGCACTTTTTCTGGTGGTGATATCAACCAGGCGCAGACAGCGCTTCTGGCATTCACTGGAGTTGTCGGGACGCAGTTCACCCGAGCGCTTCAGGCCGCTTCCGACATGGCCGCGCGAACCGGCACAACAGTGCAGCAGGCCGCCGAAACAATCGGGCGGGCGTTGGACGTGCCAACAGAGGGCCTCAGTTCTCTGAGCAAGCAAGGTTTCAGATTTACCGAGGATCAGAAAAAGCTCGCGGAGTCACTTGAGTCAGTGGGGGATGTGGCGGGTGCCCAGGGCATTATCCTAAATGCACTTGAGGAATCGTATAGCGGTGCCGCCGCGGCCGCCCGGGACACCTTCGGCGGCTCGCTGGATGCACTTCGCAATACTGTTGCCGGTCTCCTGACCGGCGAGGGGAGCCTCGATGGTGCACGCGCAGCAGTCGAGGCGTTTAACTCGGCCTTGGGATCTCCGGCGGCGCGTACCGCGCTTGGTCTAACGGCACAAGCAGCAACGGCTCTGGCAGTTGTGTTGGCAACTCGCCTTGCCGCCAGCGCCGCTGGTACTGCTGTGGCTTTCGCAGCAGCTCAGGTCGAAGCTGTTCGCTATCAGTTAGCGCTTGCGCGCATGGCCGGTGTAGCGCCTGCAACAGCCGCTGGGCTTGTCGGAATCGGCGTGGCTGCCCGTGGTGCATCGGCAGCCATGGCGTTGCTTGGGGGGCCGGTTGGGGTAGTGCTACTCGCCGCCAGTGCACTTGCCTACTTCGCCATGAGCGGCGATGACGCTGACGAATCGGCGACGTCCTTGGCCAGCAAGATTGATTACCTGAATAAGTCGTTCGACGGGTTCACAAAGAATCAGGCGGCGGCGACCCTGCAGGACATCAACCAAGATTTGATGGAGGCGCAGCTGCGTGCACTCGATGCAGAGAGTGCGGTTTCGCAGTACCAACGATTGCTGCGCGATCATCCTGATGACGCCCGTCAACGCCAGTGGAACGAGTCGCTGATTACGGCGCAAGGCGAACTCGATACAGCCCGGCAAAAGGTCGAGGCTTTCGGCGCGCAAATCACGGTGTTGAACGGGATCCTCGCCGCGCCGGTAGTGGTGGAGCAGTCGAAGGCCTTTAAAGATCTGGCCAAGACACTCGATGAACAGATATTGCTCTCGGGCAAGAAAACGAACGCCGATAAACTCGCCGCCCGAATAGGTGCCGGCCTCGTCACAGGTCTGAAAGAAGGTGAGGGCGAACTGCTTGTCGCTAAGGCTAAGACCCTGGACGCAAGCGAAGCCGCAATTGAAGCAGAGAAGAAAAGTGCTGCAGCATCAAAGCAGGCCGCAACGGCCGCAGCTACGGCTGCGGCGGCACTGACCAAGCGAGGTGAGGACGCGGTAACTGACTATCAGCGTCAGATCGCTTTGATCAACACCTCCGCGGATGCACAGAAGAAGGCAACGGAAGCGGACAAGCTCAGGTTTGAACTGGCTTCCGGCAAGTTGGTTGGCATCAACGCCACTCAGCAAAAACGACTGGAAGGTCTTGCGGCGGAGCTCGATGTTCTCCAGAAGCTCAAGATAGCCAGTGACGAGTCGGCCAAGTCGGCTGCCTTCGCCGCGAACCTCCGCGCTGAAAACGATACCGTCCGTTCAGGTTTCGACATGGAACTTGCTGGCGCCGCTATGGGAGAGCAGACCCGGGAACGCATGCGCCAGGATCTTGCTCTTCAGCAAGATCACAACCGGCAGATGGCCGATCTTCAAAAGCAACTGAACGCCGGCGATATCACCCAAAGCCTGTACGACACCGAGACAGAAATGCTTCGGGAGGCGCTGGCAGAGCGAGTGCTCCTGCAAGAGGATTACTACAGCAGGGTGGATAGCCTTCAAAGGCAAGGCGTGAGGGGGTTCATCAGCGGCGTGGCCACACAAGCTGAAGCTAGCATGGACCTCTACAGCACCATACATAGCGTAGGCGCTGAGACTTTCCACAATCTCACTGACGCGATTACGGAGTGGGCTGAAACCGGCAAGCTGGACGCCAAAGGGTTGGCCGCCAGCTTCATTCAATCCGTTGGGCATGCGCTGCTTTCTTACGCAGCGGCTCAAGTCGCAATGGCCGGACTCAATGCATTCACAGCAATGATCGGCATTCCATTCGTTGGTCCAGTCGTTGCGCCTGGCGCAGCCATCGCAGCGACCGCTGCGGCGGGAGTGATGATGACTGCCGTGGGATCGGCTCTGGACGGTCAGGCGCACGACGGTATCGATTACGTTCCGGCGGATGGTACCTGGAACCTCAAGAAGGGTGAGCGGGTAACCACCGCTGAAACCAGCGCAAAGCTGGACCGTACGCTGGAGAAGGTAAGTCAGGGGCGCAGCAACAATGGCCCGTCAGCAGCCCCGGTAATCAACCTGATTGAGGACGCCAGTCGCGCGGGCCAGGTCAATCGCCGGCAGCTCTCCGAGCAGGATGTCATCGACATCTACGTATCCAACATCCGAGGCGAGGGAGATATCCACAACGTCAACCAGGCCAAGTACGGCCTGAAGTCACAAGGCGCTTGAATGCGCAGCACATTGATATCTGGAGCAGCAGATGAGCAATCCAATAAATGTCTGCTACGCCTCGGGCGGGCCGCTGCCGATCAACACGATTGAGGCAACCTGTTCCATCTGGCCGACGCCGATCCTATTCTGCGACGGTTTTGAGGATCGAGTTTGCGGAACTGAAGATGCTCGGGTGCTCGCCTTCACCGCCCTGGCCCTGGAGCAGGGTCTGCCCAACCAAGACAACTCTGGCTTTCAGAACATCATTCTCGCCCTCGACAACGTGTCCGGGGCGGTCCAAATCAAAATCGAGC